TTTGTATCGATAACGCGTGAGAACGAGTAGTATTCCAGTTTTTTTGGACCCCGGTTTGCCGACTGGGTATGGTGTCGCGACCGTCGAAATTTCGCCGGGCGTTTTTCGTCTTCGACTTGTCCCGTTGGAAAATTTGAAGGGGGACACGGGGGATGCGGGGCCGACTGGCGCGACCGGCGCGACTGGACCGCAGGGTCCGGCTGGTGCAACTGGTCCGGCTGGTGCGACCGGCGCGACTGGTGCGACTGGTGCAACTGGTGCGACCGGTCCGCAAGGTGCAACTGGCCCGGCTGGTGCGACCGGTGCGACCGGTGCAACGGGAGCAACTGGTGCGGCGGGATCAGTATGGCGTGAAGGAACGGGGGCTCCGTCAAACGGCCTTGGGGTGGATGGGGATTTTTATCTCGAAGACGTAACAGGCGATGTCTATCAAAAAGCCGCAGGCACGTATTCCGTAGTTGCTAACATTAAAGGCCCGGCTGGGTCGAATGGAACAGCAACGGTGTGGCGAGAAGGAACTGGTGTGCCTTCTAATGGGCTCGGGATAAATGGTGATTTTTATCTTGACGATGCGACCGGAGATGTCTACCAGAAAGCGTCGGGGACTTATTCTGTCGTTGCCAACATAAAAGGTCCGACTGGAGCGACCGGCGCAGCCGGTGCTGATGGCGCTGATGGCGCGGACGGCGCGGATGGAGTAAACGGTGCTGACGGGTCAGTATGGCGCGAAGGAACTGGTGTGCCTTCGAATGGACTCGGGGTCAATGGGGATTTTTATCTCGAAGATGTGACCGGGGATGTCTACCAGAAAGCAGCCGGAGTGTATTCGGTTGTGGCGAACATCAAAGGTCCAACTGGTGCTACGGGTCCAGAGGGTTCGTATTCGCACTCAGTTCTGACGTATAGCGCAACGACCAACATCGATTTTGACGGGGACGACTATCGGTCTTTAACGCTTGCGGGCAACGTCACTTTTACTACTTCGAACAGGGGTGCCCCCAAATCGATTACTATACGCATTATCGGCGATGGATCGTTGCGCACTTTGACGTTCCCGGCTGGATGGACTTTTTTGGGCGACGGTGCCCCGGTTTCACTCGCCGCTAATAAGGATGCGGTTCTGTCGGTAACGTGTTTCGGTTCGGCGGATTCGGACATTGTCGCGGCATACGCAGTCGAGCCATGAGATCACTTAGCTTACTCGATGCTCCGTTTCTTATCGCGACCCTCGGTGGAATCCCCCGCGATGACATGGAGGGGTATTCTGATTTGGTATTTTTGAATGCCCTCAACGGAGGGGCTCGATGGACCGGGGCCTATGCGGCTCGAAATAATTTTATGGGCGTCCAAGCTGAAGACGACATGGAGTCGTATACGGACGGCGCGGATGTTGATAGTTTAAACGGTGGATCGTCGGGTTGGACTGGGGCATATCAGACCGTTGTCAACTATACGGGGCTCAAAGCGCAGGATGACATGGAATCCTACACTGATCTTGCGAATCTTAATGGGCAAAATGGTGGGGTGGGGTGGACTGCGGCTTACGTGGCGCGGTAAAATTTTATGGCAGTTACGATTTTAAGTAGAACGATTTCCTCAGTTGGGGATAAACGCATCGTCGTGTCTAACGGAACTTTTGTTCGGCCCATTCCGTTTGGCACGTCTTGGACCCAACTTCGTTTTGGGATTCGGTTCCACATTCGGGACTCAGGTGCGACTCTTACGGGCACGCCTCGGTTTGTGATGGGGGTGTGTAGTGGGTCTTCGAATATCTATGGGGATTCTTCTACGACTAATTTTGCGGGAATCCGAACGAATTCCGGGACGTGGACTCGCTCTGCGACCAACTATGAAGTAACCGTCAACATGTTTGCTCCAACTAAGAAAGTAGCAACGACGATTACTGATGGAACTGTCTTGAACACGTCTTGGAGATTGCCAAACGGTGCTGCGGTGCCGAGCGCGGACCGTGGAGTGTTTTTCGTGGACGTTAACAAGGGTAGCCCTAACTACACCTTCGATATTTTCAAACTCAGTTCAGGCGCGGCTTTGGTGGACATTAGCCGAACGACTTTTTTGGAGCAAATGGAAGTTGCGGCTCCATCTATTACGAACTACGCAACGGGAACTACTGCCGGTCTCGCGCTCGACGAGTCGGCGGGGAGCTTCGATCACCTGAGTTTGTTTTGGGATCGAACGACTCCTGAATTCGAGATTTGTGACATCGCTGTCTCTCGGTTAGCTTAATGATTTATGAAACTGAATATCAAACTCGGCCAGAAGCACCCGGAAGGCCCTTGTTGTGTCTCGTCTCCGTCAAAGGATCGCGAGTATTACCCGGAGTTGTATATCTCGCACAAAGAACCGTTGGACCTTCCCAAAGAAGGAACAATGGTGATTCGATTCAAAAAGGTTGCCAGTTCTGAGCGCGAGGACAGCTACTCTTGCACTCTGGAGGTTCACGAAATCGTCTCGACGGAAGGCGATAAAGAAGCGTCTGCCCCGAAACGCGAATCAGACGCCGCGCTCGACGCGCTGGTGGAAAAAAAGCTGAAAGAAAGAGGCTACTAACATGTTCCGCGTTGACGACATCTACGACGAAGCGAAAAAGATCATCGGCTCTTGCGAGGACCGGGTTCTTTTTCGTTACCTCGGCGACGCTGTGTCTCTGATCTCCAACAAGGGTGATTTTGAGGGATGGAAGGGTTGGATCGATATCTGCACCACGGGCGGGGGTCGGTGTATCACACTTCCGCGCGAAGTCGAGACGGTGCTGGCCGTGAACTTTGGCGGGCATCCCACGTTGGGTTACGGAACGTTTTTCAATTTCCATTTGAACGGCATGGGAGACTGTCGCAATGCGTGCGATTGGTCTTGGCAGGATCAAGGGAATTGGCACACGACGTATCGTGATCTTGAGTCCCCGTCGAAGTTGATTGCCTATCTTCAGACGCCGGAAGACGACGGCAAGGAGTTGATCGTCTTCGGTTACGATGTGAACGGGAATCTTTTGCGGCGCGAGGAAAACGGTGTGTGGAGAAACGGGTATCGGGTGCCCACAATCTACGGAGTCGCCGTGGCTGACGCTGACGCTCCGACGATTGCCCGCATCACGGGTGTCTTTAAGGCGGAAACGGTTGGCTCAATCCGGTTGTCTACCATCGATAACTCCAGCACTACCGGAGTTCTGCTCGGAGTCTATGAGCCCGACGAGAAGACGCCGCAGTATCGACGTATTCGTTTAAACAGAGCTTGTTCGTGGGTGCGCGTCGCCTACCGGAGAACTAACCCAACGTTCACGAGCCGGTATGATCATATTCCGCTTAAAAGTCCGTTGGCGCTCATTCTCGCGGTTCGTGCGCGCAAGTTTTACAAGGACGAGAAGCTGAACGAGGCCATCGCTTACGAAGCGAATGCGGCGCGTCTTGAACTTGAAGCCCAGTCAGTCGCGGAGCCGAACACTACGTTCAACCCGATTCAAGTCCATGACGGAGCCGACAGTTTGGTTGATAAAGACGATTACGAGATTGTTTAAGTATGTCGCAGCAACCGCAACCGCTAATTGATTTCGACTCCACGTGGATTCGCGGGTCGAATTCGTCTATGGACCCCGGCTCGTTACCGCAGGGGTATTCATGGAACGCGATCAACATGCTGAACGTCGGGGGGTTCTGGTCGTGCCGCCCCGGATACCGGTGCCTTGTTACGCTTCCGGCTGGAAAACTTCAGGGGGCCACTATTTTTCGTCCTCGGGTTGGGATCGAGCAGTTTGTAGTCGCGGTGGACGGTGCGATTTATGTTGCCGACTGGCCGTTTCTTGAATTCCGTCTTCTGACTAATATTCAGATGCTCCCGCACGCGAAGCAAGTGTGGTGGGTGCAGGCCACGCAAGTTGCTGAGCGTCGAACGAGTGATCTCACGTCGGCGATCAACGTGATCGCGCCACGTGAGGTTCTTTTCATTTTTGACGGCGCTGATAACACTGCTCCGGCGTGGTATGATGGCTCGGATTCAGGTCACGTTCGCGATAACGAATTTGAAACCCCCACTGGCAGCGCAGTGGCGTGGGTGGGGGATCGGTTATGGGTTGCGCGCGGTAAGACTGTGCTTGCGTCGGATATCGGCAACCCTTTCAGTTTCCGAGAGCAAACGTATCTTGGGGGCACTACGGGATTCAACTTTAATCGGGAAGTGACGGCGCTGTCACGGACTCCGTCGTTGGAGTTTCCGCAGTTGATGGCGTTCACGGAGGACTCGGTAACGATTCTTCAGGCCAATATTCGTGACCGCAACCAGTGGCCGCTCACTGACAACTTTCAGCGAGAAGTTTTGCAAGTTGGATGTCCGTCATCGCGCGCCGTTGTGTCGCATTTCGGTCGCATCTCGTGGATCAGTTCTTCAGGCGTCATCATTTTCGATGCCGCACATGCTGCTCAGCAGTCGGGCCGTGCTCCAATTCGGGATAGCGAGATGATGGTCTCGAAGTCCAATCTCCACGAAGACCTTAGTTTGACGGCGTGTGGCGCGTTCGGTCCTTATCTGCTTTACAGCGTCCCCTCGGGAGACATCTACAACAAGCACACGTGGGTTCTTAACGATGCCAGCGTTGAAACTTTGAACGAAGACACCCCGCCGTCGTGGTCCGGTTATTGGCTCGGCACGCGACCCGTGGAATGGGTTTACGGGGATATCGCGGGCACTGAAAGAATTTTTCACGTGAGCGTGGATGAAGACGGTGAGA